CTAATAGCGATTTTGACTTGCAAGAAAATGGTTATAAAACAGCTCGTCAAGAAGCTTATAAACCTATTGCAGAGCAGTTAGATATGCAATACTGGGACGGTGTAAATGGTACAACCCTTTGGGCTGATCATATTGCTGAAGTCAAGGAAGATAATCCTAAACCATAATTAAAATTTCATAACCACCGTTATGAATGAAAGGCAGGTATCACCACACGACCTGCCTTTCGCTTTTGGCGACCCATTAAAAAGTTATATTTTCAAATACTGTATGCACTTAATATATGTGCTATCATTGACCCTGTAGTGAACGATAAGGAGAAATTATGGTAGAAACACCAAAAGAAGAGCCTAAGTCAGTTCCGGGAGAGCAAGTACAAGATTTAGTAGATAAGTACAATGTTCTTGTTGGAGAAAAAAATAATTTAATAGCAATATTAAATGAAATGAAGACACAAGCTGGTAATCATGCTGTTGAAGTAGCAAGCAGAGATGCTGAGATTAACAGGCTTAACGGCATTCTACAACAAGCTCTTGGTGGTAATCAAGAACCTGTTACTGAAGAAGAATAACAATGGCGGATACACAGGGCGAGGTATCATTCTTAGAATCATTAGAAGAAGCAGCAAAAAGAACTACTTCTAAACGCAAATCTAAAGTCGACATAATTTTAAACGAATTAATAGATGACAATAAAGAAATGTACGACGAAGTTGTCCAAGCTCTAAACGCAGTTACAAAATATTCTGCATCAAATATAGCTTTAGTATTAAAAAACTTTGGCTTTAGTGTGTCAGATTCTTCTGTAAAAAGATGGAGGCAACAGAATATAAATGAGTGAATTTAGTGATAAGTTAGAAGAACTAACTAAAAAACAAAGAGACTTAGAAAACGCTAGAAAGAAAAAAAAGTCTCATCCTGAAGGTACTGAAGAAGGTATATCTTGGTCTGATAAAACTAAAAAAGGTACAGTAACCATTCAATCTAATGTAAAACCTGACGATGATATATGGAATAAACATTTACTTGAATGGGGATTTGACCCTGAGTATTTTGAAGTAGTAAACGATACTGTTCAATACAGAGCTTGGGATACAAATATGGGCGATGGTGAAGTACAGCGTATGCACTACTACAAAGCTGACATTGTAAGAAAAGGTCAAAATCCTTACTATGACCCAACACCTTTAGTAAACCTAATTCAAAAACATAAATTTAAAAAGCATACCGAAAAAGGTGACCACGCTTTCGTACTAGCGTTAAGTGACTGGCAACTTGGAAAAGAAGATGGAGATGGCGTTGAGGGTGTTACAGAAAGAGTTTTACTAGGTATAGATCAATCTGTTGCAAGGATTAAGGCCTTAAGAAAGCAAGGTGTCAAATTTAATAAATGTGTCATAGCTTGTTTAGGTGATCTTGTCGAAGGGTGCGATGGATTCTACGCCATGCAAACTTTTTCAGTTCAAATAAATCAAAGAGACCAAATACAATTAGGAACAAATCTTTTATTAAAAGTTATAGAAGCAATGGCTCCTTTATTCAAAGAAGTTATTTGTGTTTCTGTTGGTGGTAATCATGGAGAAAATCGTAAAAATGGTAAAGCATACACAGATTTTGCTGATAACTATGATTTAGTTATTGCAGACAATGTAGCTAGGGTTATTAGTTCTAATAAATCTAGTTTTGGTCATGTTAAGTTTGTTATACCTGAAAGTGAATTAGCTGTTACTTTAGATGTAAACGGTCAAATAATGGCTTTTGCACATGGTCATCAATTTAGAACAGGTGGTGGCAACGCAGGTGGTAAAGCTTTTGCTTGGCTCAAAGGTCAAGCTTTAGCAGGGCTACCCGCAGGAGATTGTGACATTCTTTTATCTGCACATTTTCATCATGAATCTGTTTTATCTGAATATGGTAGAACACATATTCAGACACCTGCACTAGACGGTGGTTCTTTGTGGATAGAGAATACTCACGGCTTAACTTCTCAACCAGGCATAACTACCTTTACCATAAATAAAAATGGCATGCACAATTATCAGATATTAAAAAGATAACTATATAAACTTGTAATACAGACTAAATGATGTAATACTTTAAGTATGCAATTAGAAGTATTAAGATTTAGTTCTGAACCTGATTCTACAAGTGGTCTGCTTTTTGATGTAACAGGCAACCAAAGAAAATTTCTCTGCTATACCATTGAAGATGAATATAGAGAAGAAAAAATAAAACATGAAACAAGAATTCCTGAAGGCCTGTATAAATTAACTCTTCGTAGCGAAGGTGGCTTTCACAATAAACATCTTTCTCGCTATGGTTCAGATTGGCATAAAGGTATGATTTGGGTCAACGATGTACCTGGTTTTACCTTTATTTTATGGCATTCGGGTAATACCGACGAAAGCACATCTGGCTGTCTTATACTAGGTAACTCTCAAACCTCAAATAAAGTTCAACCTGATGGTTTTGTAGGAGCTTCTAGAGATGCTTATTCAGAAGTATACCCATTAGTTAGAGATGCTATTCTTTCAGGCGAATCAGTAACAGTCAAATATGTTGACTTTGACCATATTGATGGAAAAGATTTTAAAGCCGTAGGTGGAAGCACAACACAAGTTTCAAGCCCAAAAGTAGACGATAGTAAAGAAAAAACAATGGTTTATGATTTCTCAATGATTCCTGAGTTTCATGGACCTTTCTATGTCAAAAGCCCAATGATGCAACATGCAGATATAAAGCTATGGCAAAAGAAAGTAGGCATTGGAACTGATGGTTGGTTTGGAAAAGGAACAGAAACAAAGGTAAAAGCAGTACAAAAAGCACTAGGTATAGATGTGACAGGGCAACTAGATCTACATACATGGAAAATGACCTTTGCAGAAAAGAAAGAACGCTAGACAAATCCCAAATTGGTCGGGTAGAGTTTTATACCACGATTATCCCAATTTAAATGGAGATGATGTAGCTGCTTGGCAAGATCAGGCAGGTGGTGTAGTAGTTGATGGGTACTTTAAAAAAGAAGACGCTGAAAGATGCAAACAAATTCAAGCAGTTAATGAATTAATTGTCGATGGAATCGTAGGTCCACAGACATGGTATGTAACTTTTGGCAGAAAGGAATAATGTACATTATGCCAGATTATTGGAGAACTGCATTAATAAGAGCAGGTAGAACTTTTGCTCAGTCTTTTATTGCAGTATTAATGGCCAATCAAGCTGGTATGTTTGAAGCTGATGTCGTTATGGCTGCATCGATTGCGGGAGCTTCAGCTGCTGTTTCTGCTATACAGAACGCACTTGAAGATGCACCGTTTCCGTTTATGTCTAAGATCCCTAAGGGATAAACGAACTCAGTATCAACATACTATAATTAGATAGATGGGCGAGCTTTGGGCTCGCCTTTTCTATGGAAAGGTATTTCGCATGGCTAAAAGAAGAAAAAAAATAACTAAATTACAAAAGATAAAAAAAATATTAGGCCGAATGCTTGCAACTTTTATTGCTAATGGTTTAGCAACAATAGGTGCAGGAACACTTATAGGTGTCGATATACTTAGTGCTGTTTTATTAGCAGGAACGCTTGGTTGCGTAAAGGTTGCAGAAGATATAGCAAGAGCTTATTTAGATGACGGAGTTCTTACTATGGACGAAATAGATGAAGTATTTAGTCAATTTGACAGAAGAAAAAAAACATGAACAAACAAAAAATTATGAACGCTATCAACGGGGTAAATGAGGAATTGGGAGAAGATGACATATTAGAAGATATTCATTGTGGCTACGGATTAGGAGAAGAGGAGTGAACAACTGTTGCTACATAAATTCAATACTTTTGCCCGAATATTAATAGTAATTCTTTTAGTTGTACCTATATATCCAATAGAAACTGCTCTAGCTGTAGAAATAACAGAAACAGAAACATTTGATGGTAGTAATGGTTCTCAAGTAACAGATTTAGGAATACCAACTAATACAGGTACTATCGCAATAAGAAATGACCAAAACTGTTGTGGTGTTGGTGGACAATACTTTTTAAGTTTAAAAGATAATTACTCAGGTAGTGCTCAGGCAACTTCTTATACATTCACCTTGCCACATTCTGACCATAACATAACAGAACTTGGCTTCAGAATGTCTGGAGTAAACCATAATTACACTATCCAATATAATTATTCAGACAGTACTAGCGATACTATTAGTTACAATGCCCAAAACAATTCTACTTATGAAGATATAACTAGGACTATTTCAGGTAAATACTTTACTACTTTTATTGTTACTGTATCTGATTGGTCTGGTATAGATACAATATATTGGAAGTATGATGATGGACTTACAGCAGGTATAGGTCCTGCTACAAATTTAGCAACTACACAAAACTTACATAGTGGTGCAGTAGGACTTACTTGGTCAGCACCAACAGGTTATTCAAATACACCAGAAAGATATGCAATAGCTTTTAGTGATGACAACTTTCAAAATACTAACTTCGCTGTTGCAACTACAACAGATAGTGGAGATACAGCTTATACATTTAGTAAGCAATACTTACTTTCTACATTTACAAATTTAACAGTTGGAGATACTCTTTATTTTAAAGTTAGGTCAGATGATGACACAAACTCTTTATATTCTAGTTGGACAGATGTAATTACTTATACAATACCCGATGTAGCTAGTGGTGTATCTACTCTTACAGCAAATCAAGACAATCAATATGTAGGAGTTATTTTTTATTGGACACAACCTAATACAGGTTGGGCAACACAAACAAGTTACAAATTAGCATACAAAGATAGTGATGATACAGACTTTACTTATGTAACTGGTATAAGTGCAGACGCTACTAATTACACTTGGACAGATGTATTAGAAGATACTTACGAATTTTTAATATATGCTTGTACTCAAAATGATAGTTGGTGTCACGGACCACAAAATGGATCTATATCAGTTGATATAGCTAACACTACTCCTACTACTACGACTACGACTATTGTTTACACTCTTGGACCTCCAATGAATCCTACAGTAGATAATGTTTATGACGATGGTGTGTTAGTTGAATGGGATGCTCCTAATACAGGGAATGCGACTGTTGACCATTATGAACTTTATTACAGAACAAGTGCAGACAATGAAACTAAGGTAGATAACATTACAGATACAGAATATACTATACCTTATGATGCTATCCCTAATGGAGAATATACTTTCAGCCTTCGAGCCATTTCTACTACTAACAGTGTTAATAGTGGCTATAGTACTGAACCGACGCTAACAGTATTTAATCAAAAAGCACAAGATGATGCTGACGATGCTGCTGAACAAGCGGCAGCCCAAGCCGAAGCTGACAGAATAGCTGCAGCTGTCCAATGGGAAAGAGACCAAAACTTAGCTGAAACAGGGTATTCAGAAACTGATGCTGAGCGTAGAGATAGAGAAGCTACAGAAATAATTGTTATTGTATTAGATGATGGATCTGAAGGTAATTACACACAAAATGATGTTAATGATGGAACTGTTGAGCGTGATAATCAAAGAGCAGCTAATGAAGAAGAGTACGGATGCTATGTTACAGACGAAGCTATAGCTAGGGGTGACTGTGGTGATATAGAAATTTATGACGATGAATGGGATGAAGACGAATACGAAGATGAGTGGGATGAAGACGAAGATACAGAGTGGATTGAAGTAGAAACTGAAGATGGTTGGGTTGAAGTACCTGTAGATGAACCTGTTTATGAAGTTTATGATGAAGAAGAAGGATGGGTTGAAATTTCTGAAGAAGAGTTTGAAGAGATACTTGAGTTCGAAGCTGAGAAAGACGCAAAAGAATTAGAAGTACTAGAGACTTATGACCTTGAAAAATTAGAAGAATTAAATTTATATATACCTGAAGATGAACTTGAAGGCCTTACAGAAGAAGAAATATTAGAAATAGAAAAAGAGTTTGAAGAGTTTATTGAAACAATAATTGTTATAGAAGAATACCTAGAAGAGTTTGAAGATGAAGAGTGGTTAGAACCTGTAATTATATTAATACCTGAAGATATTGATATAACTGAAATAGAAATAGTTGAAGACCGTGTAACACCTATACCAGAAGATGATGAAGTAATAATTATTATTGAAGACTTCCCTGATGAATTTCCTGAAGAAGAATTATCTGAGCTTGAAGAGATACTTGAAGAAGAAGAATTATCTGAGGAAGAGTTAGAGGACTTAACTGAAGAAGAAGTCGAGGAATATAGGGAAGAGCGTAAAGAAGTTGTTGAAGCTTATGTCGAAGAGGTAGAGGAAGAAATACTTGAAGAAATCTTACCTGAAACAGTTACTGTTGAGGAATTTGAAGAGATTAAAGAGAAGGATGTTGAAGATCTTACTGAGGAAGAAGTAGAACTTGTTGTTGAAGTTGCTACTGAAGTTATTGAAGAAGTTGTAAACACTGAAGAACTAGCTGAAGTTATAGAAGCAGAAGATATAATAATTCTTGAAGAAGAGGAACTTGAAGAATTATCTGAAGAGGAACTTGTAGCTTATGAAGAAGAACTTAATGAAGTTATTGAAGAATTCGTCGAAGAATTAGCAACTGAAGAATTAGTTGTGGTTGTAGAACAGATAGTTGAAGTTGGTGTAGAAAATCTTTCATCAGCTGATGAACAAACAGTTAAAGTTATTCAAGCAGTTGTTGCTGAAGTTGTAGATGTTGAAACAGTAGAAGAATTGTCTGAAGAAGAAGTAGAAACAGTAGCTGAAGTATTAGGTTTTGAAGAATCAGAGGATGTTCAGATAATAGCAGAAGCTGCTGCAGAAGATGAGACTGTAGCAGAAGCAGTTGATGAATATGTAGAAAGAAAAGTTGAAAATGCCGAAGTAGAAGACTATACACTAGCTGATGTTGTTACAGAGGTTCAGATGGAAGAGTTCCTCGCCGACCCAGTGGGTGCTATAATAGATATAGATATACAAGAAATTGTTATTACAGAAATAGGTACAGATATGACCTCAGATCAGAAAGAGAAAGCTCAAGAGGTTGTTGTCCCTGTTATTATTGCTAGTCAAATAATTGCAGGAGCATCAATGATACCTGTAAGGAGAGTAGGATAAATGTTTAAAAAGCTAATTAAATTAGTTTGGAATATGCTTGGAGCACCTTATTACATAGCAAAAAAAACAATAGAAATAGTAATTAAAGGTATTAAGCAATCAAGCGTTGTTATAACTCGTATTGTTAAAGGAATTTTAGATGTTGTTAAAGCAATTGTTGATATGTTAATTGGAATTATTAAAGGATTACTTCAATGGCTTAATAAAGGAGTTATGTTAATCATTAACGCTTTTTCGTGGACTTTCAAACAAATTTATAAAATTATTAAATACATACCAACAATATTAAAAGCAATAGGTAAGTGGTTAATTAAAGCTGTAAAAGAATCTATTGCACAAATATTTACATTATTAGGTTTCTTTATTGCCTGGTTAACATTAACTGGGAGTGCCAAAGACATAGTGGGAATTGCTATTATAATCTCAACTGCGATTTGGCTCTTGACTATGGGTATGCGAGAAGAATAGTGAACCACTTTGATTTATACACAATAACATCTGAAGACATATTGTTAGATTTAAAAGGTCAAGAAATTTTGGAAGAAGAATAGATGTGTTTAGTAACTATAAGAGAAGATGGTGGTTTTGTTCAATTATGCAATTGTAAACATGGCAGTACCCATTGTGAACAGAAGTATAAAAATGATTGAAATGTTAATAGTTATGACAATAATAAATAGAAAAAATAAAAAACAATGATTACTAATTTACAAACAGATAGGATGGTACCTTGTCAAGAATGGAATTGTTCAGACTACTTTTATCAATTAGAAGGTAACAAGTATAGATACTGTCCAGAATGTAGACGAAAGGAAATGTGCTAATGACAGTACATAAAGATAAAGATTTAAACGGAGGGTTTACCCAAAAAGAAATGCTCGTAATGTTAATTGAAGGGCAAACAGAAATGGATAAGAGGATTGATCTATTACACGAAAAGGTCAACACTAAACTATCAAGACAGGAACTTAGTGGCTGGTTAGTTGCAGTTTCTGCACTAGGAGTGTTAGTCAACACACTCATGTAATCAAACACCCGAAAGGGGGTAACATGACCGAAATTCTATTAATTATAATATTAGGAATCATATCATTTGGCAGTCTTACATATTTAGGATTTGTCATCAACAATTTTTTTAAGTATTTTATTCAAGTAATGAAGGAGATTAATGAAGAGAAAAAAAGTTAACAGGTGTAAAGAGTGCAATGAGCCACTTAAACACATTCAAACTAATCAATGGATGTGCCATCAAAGTCCAAGTGTTTGTAAATCATCTACAAAAGTTTTATTTTTTAGTAATGAAGAAGAGGAATGAATCCACCATGTCCTGCATGTAATGGAGTTTTGCTAGAAATAAGAGCAGGTCTTTACTGTTATAATAAAGATTGTACGCATTATAAACAAAAAGTAATAGCTTGTTGTGAAGGAGGTGCGTGTTGACAGATAAATGGAGATGGACTGCATTAATAGTCTATTTAACTATATGTGTGTATGACTTTATGGTCGTACCGATTTACTATGGTATAGCAAGAATGGGACTAGATTTAGCTGATTATATGTCTCACTTAACAGCAATAGAAGACCCATTAGTACAAATGGAGTATCTAAAGAAGCTTGTATCACAACACGAACCATTTACACTAAAAGGTGGTGGATTATTTCATCTATCATTTGGTGCAATACTTACAGGTAGTGCGTTAGGAGGTGGTAAATAGTGGAAGAAGATTTTGTACTTCCAGAGAATATGTTTACAGAAAATCCTGTATTCGTAGATACCTCACAAGAATTTGATGACGATTGTGGAGATGCGTGTAAAATATGAAAGTTTGGATTGACCAAGATTTATGTACAGGTGATGGACTTTGTGAAGAAATATGTCCAGATGTTTTTATAGGCCTTGAAGATGGTCTTTATTATGTAAAAGATGGTGACCATGTATATTCTGCAATAAAAGATAATGAAGAAGGTGCAAAGGGATTAGCCACAGTTCCAAAGGGACAAGAAGAAGCTGTAATAGAATCAGCAGAAGAATGCCCTGGTGAATGTATCATGATTGAACCCGATTGAGCTATAATTGATATATGCCTTACAGAATAATTGAAAGAGACGGAGAATATTGTGTCGAGAAGACAACTGATGGTGAGATTATGGGCTGTCATGCTAATGATGACAATGCTTTGGCTCAGATGAGAGCTCTGTACGCAGCAGATAATGACTAAAATTTATATAAAGTTACCTTCTTTAGACGACACAGAGCTTATACCTACAATTAAAGATGCAGTAAACAAAGCTGACAAACCCGAAAATTTAGTTTTTGGTATTTATCTTTTATACAAACAAGAAGAAAACCTTGATAACTTAGTACAAGTAACAGAAATTTTAAACAAATCACATGGATCTGAATTTAAGTTAATGGCACAAGAATTTACAGAAGAACTTATTGGTGTAGGTGTTGGTAGAAAAATGGCTGAATCTATGTATGAAGATGAAGATTATGTTTTACAAATAGATGCACACACTATGTTTTCTAAAAATTGGGATGCTACATTAAAAATGTTAATAGAATTGCAACCCAAAAAAACTCTTCTTACAGCAATGCCTGCTCCGTATTGTTATATAGATGGTGTTAGATCACCTATGAAAACTTTATATGGAACAGGAAGATTATTAAAACTAGAGCCTGGAAACAAAACATATAGAAAAAATTCTTATGGTATTCCTATAGATTGGGTACCAGATTGGAAAGGAACTATTCCAAACAATTCACAAGAGTTTATACCTGTAAAAATGATTTGTTCTAAATTTATTTTTGGTAGAAAAGATTGGGGAGAATATTCAGGAGTACCTGAAACTGCAATAAAATACTCTGAAGAGTCTTTACAAACATTAAATCTGCATAAAAAAGGTTTTAAATTAGTTTTTCCTAATACAAAACACTTCCTTATAGGTCATTTATACAGAGAAAATATTAATCAATACGGGAAAAGACATAGTTTAGCTGATTATATTGGACCTGAAAAAGCCAATGATTACATATATATTCAAGATAAAGCCTATTATGAGGGCGAAATTAGTAAAAAATATAAAAAAACTTTAAAAAGTATGTAACCTTTTTGTCGTACATAGAGTCTAATATGTATGGAGAAGAAAGAATTATTATGCAAGTATTAGATTTATTCGCAGGAAGCTGTAGTTTTGGCAATGTTGCTCGTGAAAGAGGACACAATGTTATTACAACAGACTATAAACAAAATCCTGATAAGACGGTTGACATAGTTTCAGACATATTTGAGTTTGATTACGAAAGTTTACCTCGTATAGACTTTGTTTGGGCAAGTCCCCCTTGCACTACTTTTTCTATTGCAGGATGTAGGTTTCATTGGAATCCACCTGAACCAGATGGTACAAGAACACCTAGATCATCAGCTGCAGGAGAAGGTATAAGAATGATAGAAAAGACTTTAGAGATTATAGATTATCTAGGTCCTGCTTATTGGATTATGGAAAACCCTAGAGGTTTACTAAGAAAGTTCAATGTAGTAGAACATTTACCAAGAGAAACTGCAACATATTGTCAGTATGGTGATGATAGAATGAAGCCTACAGATTTATGGTCTAATTTATTCTTTGATGTTTGGACACCAAAACCTATGTGTAAAAATGGTGCTCCTTGTCATGTTTCTGCACCAAGAGGAGCACAAACAGGAACTCAAGGAATAATAGGTGCATACAAAAGAAGTATGGTACCAAGAGAATTATGTGAAGAAATCATAATTGCTGTTGAAGAGAAAGGAAAGCTATGACAGAGTTAGACGAAAGATATACCATTACTCAAGAACAAGTAGATGAAGCTAGAAGATTAGTTATGTCAGGAATGACAAAAACTAAAGTAGCTGAGATTACAGGATTGAGTAGGTACCAAGTCTATTATTGGACTAATGATGAGGCTAGAGAAACGATTCGTGAAAGAAATGCGAAACGAACACATGAGCCTGGTGATAAAGCTCGAATGAAGCATATCAATGCAAAACGAAAAGAAAGATGGGCTAAAAACCCTGATTCTAAGTTGGCTCATCAAATTAGTTCAGCTGTAAACGAAACAAGAGTTAAAAGAAAAAGCGTTGCAGGAATGGACATAGACGAAGCTAAAAATCTTCGTGATAGTGGAGCATTAAAAGTTCCTAACGCAAAAATTAAATAAATAATAAGGCATTAAACCTTAAGAGATGAATAAATATAAGGAGGCTTAATGCCTAAAAATAAAACAAATCATTACGGACAATGTGCCGTAAGTAGTTGCAAACTACCAATGCTACCTAATGGTGAAGGGGGATTAGACCTTGAAGCCTCAGGTGGTTACGGGGATTTTTGTGACGATTGGGAAGGTGATAGACCTGTATTCCGATTGTGTCACAGACATTCACATAAGTTTGCTAATTGGTTAAACAATCCAGAATTGTTGCACCCTTTTTATGGCCACTCACATAGTGGATCTGAAAAGGGATTTTGGTATGGCCATGTTGGTTGGGAAACAACTACATGGTTATCTCATATACACCTTTTCTTATATTGCTTAATCAAATTCGGTTTAAAGGATGCTGTTTATTACAGTAAACGCCAGATGGACAGCAATGTCTCATGGGCTAGAAAGGATATCAACGATAGAAAGTCGGCTCTTAATTGGCCTAGATTTATCGGTAGATTCTTCTTTTTAGATTACAATCATGCTGGTTTAGTTAGAAGTATCTTTAGAAAATTAAGATGGAAGTATCTTGATTGGCTTAAAAAAACCTATCGTAAGCATAATTCGTTATACAACGAAATTTGGTCTAAAGCTCTTAACGATGGATTTTCTGATTCAGAAAAAGCATATCTAAGAGACTTAGGTCTTGCAATAGCTGCTTCTGAAGAGGAGTAATTTTTAAAAGATAAATGGGGACTAGCGTCCATCAAGTCCCCATCAATCTGAGTCTAAACATAATGTTTAGTTAGGAGATTAACTATTAATTAATCTGATGTCAGTATAAAGACCAAGTCGCTTTGTGCCAAATAAGAATACTATAATTGTTATATGTATTATTACAAAGTAGATGTTTTAAGAGTAGTTGATGGAGATACAGTTGATGTTCGTTTAGATCTTGGCTTTAATGTTTGGCATAAGTGTCGTGTTCGAATGGTTGGTATCAATGCACCAGAATCTAGAACTAGAGACTTAAAAGAAAAAGCTAAAGGCCTTGCAGCTAAAGAATGGTTAAAACTTATGCTTCATGACGAAATGTATGATATCCAAATGCAATCCCAAGGTAAAGGTAAATATGGCAGAGTGTTAGGTGTCTTCTATAAAGATATGGGCAATAAAAAACCTTTAAACATTAACGAAGAAATAGTTAAACAAGGTCATGCTGTTGCCTACGATGGTGGCAAGCGAAAATAAAATTAGGGTAAGGGTATTTTTAGTACCCAACTCAGCCTTTCGGCACTCCCTACATTTTCTGTAGAGAAGTTTCCAAGCTATTCCCATGTGTCCGTATGAATCGGGAACCTACCGCTGTGAAGAATATGATAGGCAATACCACCCTTGCAAATACCACAGGCAAACAATAACCTGCCTCTTCTGGTTAGAAAAGAGTTTGTATTTACTAGCAGTTTCACTGCACAGCACATTACCGTAGCTTTTCTCGATACTATGAAAGGATTCCCTTACCCTAACATTTTTGATTTGTTTTTTCTTAGGTAACCTTTCAAACTACCTACTTATATCCTACCATATATTAAAATAAGTTCGTAATCATCTATGGAAAACCCATAGTAAGATACTGTTCATAAGAGAATAAACCCGTCCCGTGAGGCGGGATTTTCTTTACACTTCCCTATATCTATATACCCATACATTTCTATATATATTCGGATCTAGAATATTCGGATTAAACCGATAC